TGAGGAGCTCGACTACTTTGATGAGGGCGACTATGAAGTCATGAACCCGCTGAATCACGATCTCGAGTTGCTGGCTGATCTCTATGAGAAATGCCGCCGCTTTGCTTCTCGTCGCGAAGACAACGGAGTTCTTTGATTTCCGCTAGGCAGGTATCGAGCGCCGCGAGGAATCTAGCCTTTCGGCGTTCGATATCTAAGACCTCTTTAAAGAGGATGTCTGCCGTAGGAGAGCCAACGGCCTTCGCGGCCGTGAGTATGCTCGTCACTGATCTGGGGAGCACTTCTTCGTACTCCGCAATGGACAGGCGCAGATAGCGCATCCGTTCGGTTTCCATAGTTCCCTCCAGTAAGGTCAGTCAAAGAACTCTCCGGAGAGAGCGCTTTGATTGGCCTCCCCGTCCGGGTGCTGAGGGCTTCGGGAAGCAGGCTCAGCACCAGGTCGGGGGTGTGTCTGGAAGGATCGACCCAACGCCCCTTTTCGGCGTCTTCTTCTAGGTAGGCTGCACTGCCTCGATTCCTTCCGGCTCCGGCTCTTCACCGTCGCTTGCCCCTCCCGGCTTCCGGCCGGGGGAGGGAGTTTGCATTCGAAAAAGCTTTTTGCTCTCTCGACAAAGCAAACTTTACACGCGCAAGCAATGAAAAGCAAGTTAAACTTGCCTGTAAGCCGTGATAAAGGCAAGTTTATTTTGACCGAAGTCAAAAAAAGGCCCGCTCTATGGCGGGCCAAGTCGGGTTGAAGAGGGTTACGTGCGGAAGCCGTTAAAAACAAAAATCACGCGTCCATGTATATGAGCTCCCTCTAATTCATCTCTGGTCAATGTGGTCGGTGGATAGGCGGGATTGTCAGAGATAAGCGTCAATGATCTGTTGAAATTGATCTGCACACGCTTAATGAATACATCCTCGCCGTTGATAAATACGTAAATTCCATCTCCGCGTGCTTCAGTCTGATGCGTGTCCACAAGTACCAATCCGCCCCTGCTGATAGTTGGCTCCATGCTGTCGCCTGCGGCGCTAATGATCTCGAATTGACCTTCGCGAATACCGTGTACGCCGGGCAGTGATCTTAAGAATTCATCAGAAAACTGCATCGCACCGACATTATTGGCTTGATATGCCGGCGAACCAGCCCCGCACGCCCCGTATGCATCAAGAACCGGAACTACCGTCCACCCCGCTCGGGATGGCACTGCAGAAGAGTTAACGGCCGGCATATATGCTGGTTGGTCGTAGCTTTCATCGCCGGTGATTTGTCCGGGAGTTACGCCTAAAAAGTCCGCCAATTTTGAGAGCTTTTCAAGGCGAGGATTCCCTTTAGTTGCCCACCTCTGAACCGCTTGCCGCGTGACCCCGAGAGCCTCCGCGACCTGTGCGTGAGTAAGCCCCTTTGCATTCAGGATGGTCTGTAAGTTGCTCGGCATAAATCCTCCATAGCGCTAGTGTCAGGAAAACTTGCGTACCTCGCAAGCAAGTTAATCTTGCGCTATACTTTGCTTTAAAGCTAAAACAACTTGCTATAAAGCAAAACGCTATGACAGAAAAAAGCTCTAATGCCGTACAGAGGGCGGTGGAAAAACTGGGGAGTCAGAAAGCTCTGGCAAAGGTATGTACCCCGGAAGTCTCCAGACAGGCGGTTGCCTTTTGGATAAAGCTGGGGTACGTGCCGGCAAGGCATGTCCCGGCTGTAAATCTCGCAACCGGAATCCCGAGAAGCGAACTTAATCCGCTTTTCAAGTGAGGCAACCTTGGCCTATAGCTTCATCGACACGCTGTTTGCCAACGGCGACGATATGGACCCGAGCCCTTTTTGGGTCTTGATGGCTCTGTGCTGGTTCGTCAATGAGAAAAGGGCGACTAGTACTACGGGTGCCTGCTGGCCATCGATCAAGAAGATCGCTGCTAAGGCACACGTGTCAGAGCTGACGGCGCGCAAGTCGATCAAGGTGCTTATGGAAAAGAAGTTCATCACAGCGCATCAACCTCCCGGGAAGGTGCGTGTCTTTTACGTCGATTTTTCGCGAATCAAAGAGCTAGCAGGGGGTAAAGATCTTGAAGGGGTTAAGGATGTTTCAGGGGTTAAAGATCTTGAAGGGGACCCCTTAAAGATGTTGAAGGGGAGGGGTGAAAGATCTTTACCCCCTCCCCTTAAAGATCTTGAAGCCGAACAGGGAATAGAACAAGGAATTAACAAGGAAGAGAACAAGGAAGTTATGTGCGCGCCTTCCGGCGCTCCCTATCCCGAAGACTTCGACCAGTCTCTTTTCGACGAAGCGCAGCGCGAAGCTCAGCTCGCGGGGGAAAAAACAACCGACGAGCCGCCGATGAAGGAAGAGAAGCCGAAGAGAAAGCGCTCGTCCAACGTGCAAAAGCCCGAGTCAGTCTCCGAGCAAGTTTGGAACGACTTCACAGCCCTCCGCACGAAGCGTCGAGCACCAATTACCGAAACAGCTCTCAAGGGCATTCAGCGAGAAGCCGAAAAGGCCGGGATCACTCTGGAAGAAGCTCTATCGACATGCTGTGAGCGTGGTTGGCAGGGCTTCAAGGCTGAGTGGTACAGACGCGAGAAGCTCGAGCAGAAGAACGCCTCTAAGGCTGAGTACCAACTTCCATCTAACGACGACTGGGACAACTTCGATACAGCGCACTACGCATGAAGAACAACATGACGAATACATCACCGAACCGAAGCTTCACCCGCGCGGTGGCAGGAACAACCTTTTGCACTATCGGAACCCTGACCGACATCATCGAGATGGCCGAAAAGATTAGGGCGATCGCGAAGCAGAATCCTAAGACGAAAGCGCCTGAGAAGCGTCAACCCTCGCTTGAGGAACAGGCCAAGGAGCGCCGATATCTCTTCTCTGTCGCCTTCACCCGATTTGAAGACGCGCTGCAGACTGACGTTCCAACCTGCGCCGAAGAACACTCCTTCAACGACTACGCGCCGACCTGCGCTGAAGCCGCTCGCGTCCTCAGGCTCTGCCGTCGCTTCGCTGAGGGCCTTGTGTCCCGCGTCGTCACGCAGCCGAAGGAGCGTTCGCGCCTCGGCATCGCTCTTTGTGGGCGCACCGGAACCGGCAAAACACATCTCGCGTCGTCGATCTATTTCACCCTGAAGGCTGAAGGCATCGAGCCCGTCTACATGCGCGCCTCGACCTTCTTCGCTCTCTTCCGGGGTGCTACTGGAGTGTCTGAAGTCAAGATGATCCGACAGCTCGGACGCGTCTCCTGTCTCATCCTCGATGAGATCGGGCGCTCCGCCCTTACACCTTTTGAGGCGAACAAATTGCAGGAAGTCATCGACGCAAGAGCCCGTAACGGATATCCGTCCATCCTCATCACGAATCTCCAAATCGACAAGCTGAAAGACGTTCTGGGGAGTGCTCTCGCTTCCCGCATCGATCAACTCTTCTTCCCCATCGCTTGCATGTGGAGCGACTACCGCGTGAAAGAGTCGGCTGCGAACCTGAAGCCCGAGGAGGTGTTCTGATGCTGTCAGCGTTTTTTGGCGGCTTGGATCATCTTCTCGGCCTCAAGCTCGTTGCCAATCAAATCCTCGTCAGCTTCGTTGAATCTAGTGCGGCCCCTTCGGAGGATCGCCACTGATCAGCCGCATGCGTGACTTTCAACATCTGGATTACCGAACCACGAAAGACGAACCTGTAGAAATGAAGAGAACTCTGATCATTGAATTCCCCTGGCCTCCCAAAGGACTTTCTCCCAATGCCAGGCTCACCCGGTATGCCAAGGCTTCTCTCTTCAAAAAGGCGAAGACTCAGGCCTATCTTCTCACTCGCGCGGCCGCCATCAAGGCACATGCCCGCATCTCCCTGCCTGAAGGGAGCACGCTCAATCTGAAGCTCATCTGCCAGCCTCCGATTCTCCGGCATCGAGACGAAGACAACCTCATTGCTAACTGCAAAGCCCTCTTTGACGGCATCTCTCAAGCCGTCGGTATCGACGATCACCTTTTCCACTTCAGGGAACAGGAATGGCACAAACCAAAGAAGCCCGGAAAGCTCACCGTAATGCTCGACTGGGAGGAGAAGACCAATGCCTAAGACCGCCCTCAAGCCCGACCAGAAGCCTCAGCGACGGAAGTTCGACCATCGTGGAGCCGGAACAATCCGCCCTGTTCCACGACTTGCCAACGCCGGAACCCCCGATAAACCTGCGGTCAGCCTGGGCATTGCGAATTTCTTACCGCCTCTCGCGACTCAACTCCTCGTCAATGCCGCACAAGCAGCCAGACAACTCCCGGAAGGATCGATCGCGCGACGCATGCAGATTGAGAATGCAATCGTGGCAGTTAAAAATAAATGGGCGATGCTCTTCAGGTAAGTCCGAAATGGTCCCGGTAGGGACCAACGGCATCAGCCTTGGTCAGTATCACCATAGAGCGATCTACACCGATGCTGAAATCGAAGAAGTATTCGCCCTCCACGATGCCGGCTTCCGCATCTCCGAGATCGCGAGAAAGATGGAAATGCCGACTTCGACCGTATCGGCTATCTGCTCCGGCAAGCTGAGAGGGAAAACCCCCACAGGTTGGAAACGAAAAAAGGTATAGGGATGGCAGAAAAGAAAAAACGAGGAGCAAACCTTCGTCCTCTAACCACGGAAAAAGCACGGGAAATCGGAAGATTGGGAGGGATTGCGAGCGGAGTCAAAAAGCGCGAAAAGAAGCGCTTGAAGGAGCTCGCTCAAGCCCTCCTGCAGGCTCCCTCTCAGGACGATCCTTCGCGCACCAATGGCGAAGCGTTGCTTCTCGCCATGATCGAAACCGCTCTTGCCGGCGACGTGAAAGCATTCATAGCTTTGCGCGATACCGCAGGCGAGAAGCCCGTTGAGGAGCACGCTACCGAACTGTCCGGCGGCCTCTCGTTCTCATGGTCATCCACCCCGGAGAAGCATGAGGAGGAGTAATGCATATCGAGATCCCTTATTGCCCGCGCTTCCCCCAGACCGTCATTCATCAGGAGCTCGAGGCGCACCGCTTCTGCGTGCTCGTCGCGCATCGACGTATGGGCAAGACCGTTCTCGCCGTCAATCACCTCATCAAGCGCGCCATTACCGACCGCAAGCGCCGCGGCATGTACGCCTATATCGCGCCGTTCCGGAATCAGGCAAAGGACATCGCCTGGGACTACCTCAAGCACTACACCGCGCCGATACCAGGCAGTAAGTTCAACGAGCAGGAGCTGAGCGTTCTGCTCCCCAACAATGCGACCATTCGCATCTACGGCGCTGACAACCCCAACGCACTTCGCGGCAAGTACTTCGATGGGGCCGTTCTAGACGAAGTGGCCCAGATGAAGCCCGAAGTCTGGGGCGAGATCATTCGACCGGCACTCGCCGACCGTCACGGTTGGGCTGTCTTCATCGGCACGCCGAAGGGCATCAACCTGTTCTCCCAGATGTACGACAAGGCGCTAGCCCTTCAGACCGCAGGAGATCAGGATTGGCGCGCCATGCTCTACAGCGTCGATCAAACTCACGTCCTCCCGCCAAGCGAACTCGAATCCCTGAAAAAGGAAATGTCCGACAACGAGTTCCGGCAGGAGTTCCTTTGCGACTTCAACGCTGCCAACGACAACGCGCTTATCCCGATCGATCTGGTGCGCGAGGCCGTCACCCGGCAGTACCGAGAGACCGACTACCAGGCTTCTCCCGTCATCCTCGGCGTCGACGTTGCCCGCTTCGGCTCAGACTCATCCGTCATCTTCCGCAGGCAAGGCCTGGTCGCATTCGAACCCATCGTCATCCGGAAGTTCGACAACATGGCCGTGGCCGACCGGGTGGCTATCGAGATCGCCGCTCACAAACCCGCAGCCGTCTTCATCGACGCGGGCAACGGTCAAGGCGTTATCGACAGGCTTCATCAACTGCGCTTCCCCGTCACTGAGGTTGCTTTCGGAGGCTCCGCAATCGACGGCGATCACTATGCGAATCTACGCATCGAGATGTGGGACAAGATGAATCAATGGCTCCGCGCAGGCGGCGCTATCCCGCCATCCGAAGTACTGCAGGCCGACCTCTCCGCTCCAACATACGGCTTTACCATCGGCAAGAACCTCAAAATCCTTGAGTCGAAGGACAAGATCAAGGAGCGCATTGGACGGTCGCCCGACCTTGCTGATGCTCTCGCACTGACTTTCGCCGCACCTGTCTCGCCCACGCTCTCCGCCAGATTCGAGCGCCAGATCTACGGCAGCGCCGATGAAGCCTACGACCCCGTGGCCGAGTTCGACAGGATGTGGCGAGGCTGAATTCCGTACATAAAGCCCGCAGGCTTCGAGCGACGATCCCGGGATGAGATACGAGACCGTCACGCCTATCGAGGCCGTCACACTTTGCGCGCCGTTCCTCGAGGCCAACTTCAAAGAGTCCGGCTTGCCCGGTTTTGAATTCGAGCTCCACCGCGAGACGTATGAGGCCGTCACCTTCGACGGCGCTTCGTTCGCAATCGTTGCTTTCGATGACGAAAAGCCTGTCGGCGTCGTCAGCGTTTTCGTTGCGCCAGATCCTCACGTCTCCCTGAAGCTCGCACTCAACGACACGATTTACTGCCTTCCCGAATACCGCGCTCGCGGCGTCGGCGGGCAGCTGTTCGTTCGCGCTGAACGAGAAGCCCGCGCCCGTGGATGTGCCGCGTTCCTCTGGCAGGTCGGTATCGGCTCTCTTCTCGATCGAGCGCTGCGGCGTCATGGCGCTCCGGATCAGATCAGCTACATCAGGAGGCTTGCATGACTGATAAGAAACCTACCGACGAAGAGCTTGCCAAGAAGCACCTCAAGCGTCGCCGACTGGAGGGCAAGTAATGGGCAACAGGTTGGGTGGCGTTTTTGGGCTGAGAACGATGAAGAACTACGACAAGTCGTTCGAGAGCTCCAAGTATTTCGATTCCTACAAGCAGGCCGACGCTGACTACCAAAAGAAACGCGACGACTACCTTGCAGACCGTACGGCCAAACAGCAGGCCGAACAAAGTAAGAGGCCGTTTAGCCTCCATCGCAAGGATTCAAGCTCGAGCAGCGAAGACGACGCTGCGAAGAAGGCGGCGCTTGAGAAAGAAGTGCAGGCGGCTATTGGCTCTGCTCCGAGCATTCGTGATTACTACAACCAGTTCAAGGACTGGAAGGGCCAAGGCAGTCCCGAGTATCAGGCCGTGAACGAACCGGTTGATAACCGAACGCAGGACAACCCCGCTTCGTCCGGTGGCTCTGCGCCTTCTGGCTCCGCCGTGGCAAAGGGCTACGAGCTTTCAGGCGCTCGATCGAAGGTCTATGGGTATTCGCCCTCACAACCTGCCGGCGACGGCGTTGGCCGCAGACAGACCGATGAAACCGGTAAATCGGGCGGCGACCTCGGTACATCCGGAGATGCCGGAACTGGTCAGCCTGTCCGCAAGAGATACAAGCCGCTTGGGAAATAAGGAGCAATCATGGGTGGAAGCGTTCTTAAAGCAGTCGTCAATCCGATCGGCGCTTATCGAGATCACAAGGAGCGAAAGGCCGAAAAGGCCGCGCAGCGCCAACAGCAGGAAGCCGAAGCGAAGCTGAAGCAGCAGCAGGAAAACTCTGATCAGGCCGCGCGCAAATCACGCGGCGATAACGTGGCTGACCTTGAGGGCCTGCAGGATGCCGGCGACGATGCCGGCGTTCCTGAATCTGATCTTGCCGGACTTGGCAGCGGCGGCCTCGCATACGACCTCAGAAAGCGCAAGCTCCTCGGGGGTGGCTCATGAGTCAAATGGGTTTCGGCATCGCGGGCGCAATCATGGGCTCGCTGATGCAGATCGGGAATTTCTACTCGCAAAAGCGTGCGCAGGATAAGCAGAACGCGTTGGCCGAGAAGCAGTACGAGGCTAGCCGCAATGCCTATCTAAACGAAGAGCAGGCGCGCGCGAAGGCCGAGGGCAAGGAGGTCGATCTCGACGGCCTGCTTTCGGACAACACATCGTCCAATCCTTCGCCGACCGATCTCACCGGCGGTAAGACAAAGCTGAAGCTCTATCAGCCGACAGGCTATCTGGGGGGCGGCAATGCTAAGTGACCGTGCTGACGTCAAGGGGATGCAGGCGCGCTTTGAATGCCTCAAGCAGGACCGCTCCGGGTGGGAACCGCTCTGGAAAGACCTGCGCGACTACATCCTGCCGGACATGGGCGTATTCACGGGCGAGGACGTCCATCAGGGCGGCAAGCGCTATCAGCGGCTCTTCGATGCGGAGTCCGCGAACTGCACGGACATCCTCGCGGCAGGCTTGCTGGGCGGTGTTTCGTCGCCTTCACGTCCTTGGCTACGCCTCACAACAATGGACGCTGACCTCGACCAGACGCCTGAGGTCAAGCAGTGGCTTTCGGACGTGCAGGACATCATGCTCATGCAACTCGCCAAGTCCGAAGTCTACAACGCGCTTCATCGAAGCTACCTCGAGCTCCCGGTGTTCGGTACGGCCTGCTCCATTGTGCAGAGGCATCCCGAGAAAGTCGTCGATCTGATGAACCTCACGATCGGCGAGTATTGGCTTGCTGATGACCCGTATGGCCGCGTTGACACGATGTATCGACGCCTGACCATGACGGCTAAGCAGATGGCTCAGCGCTTCGGCGAGAATGCGCTCCCCGATACCGTTCGATCAGTGCTGAGGAGCAATCCCTTCCAACGCTTCGACGTCATTCATGCCATTGAGCCGCGCGTTGACCGCGACATCATGAAGCACGACGGCATCAATAAGCCGTGGGCTTCGGTCTACTTCCTAGAGAACTTCCCTGACCATGCGCTCGGCGTTGGCGGCTACGACGACTTCCCGGTGCTTTGCCCGAGATGGATCACGACGGCCGGAACGGTCTATGGGCGCGGCCCCGGCGCAAAGGCGCTCTCGGCCTCAAAGGCGTTACAGCGCCTGCAGATGCGCCTCGGCATTCTTGCGGACTACCTCTCTGACCCGCCGGTTCAATACCCGGCCAACATGCGCGGACAGTTGCAGTCCTTCAAGCCGGGCGGGCGTATCGCGGTGCAGCCCAATGAGGTCGAGGCTATGCGCACCGCCTGGGAGGTCAGGGCTGACCCCTCGGTGCTTCAGGGCCTCATCCAGATGCGCAAGGAGGAGATCCGCTCCTACTTCTACGTGAACATCTTCCAGATGATCGCGGCCACGCAGAACGGCGAGCGCACGGCCACTGAGGTCGCGGCGCTTGAACAGGAAAAAGTGATGATGCTCGGGCCCGTGCTCGAGCGCCTCCACACTGAGCTCCTCGATCCGCTCGTCTCGAACTGCTTCAGCTTCATGGTTGAGAAGGACCTGATCCCCGCGCCGCCCGATGACTTGAAGGGCAAGGAGCTCAACGTCGAGTACATCTCGGTCCTTGCTGAACAGCAGAAGAACAGCGCCATCAACGGCATCCTCCGCACGGTTCAGCAGATCGGCATGATCGGCCAGCTCAACCCCAAGGCGCTCGACAAGCTCGACATTGATCAGACGATTGACCTTCTGGCCGACATGAACAACGTGCCGCCGTCGATGATCGTCGCAGGCAACAAGGTTCAAATGATCAGAAGCCAGCGCGCCGAGCAGGAGCATCAGGTTATGGCGCAGCAGCAGGGACTCGCCGCCGCGCAGGGCATCAAGGACCTCGCGCAGGCGTCTGCCGTTACCACGCCGCAGGCTCAGCAGATCATGGCCTCGGCGCTTCAGGAGAACGGGTATGACGCAGGCCAGTGACCTTGTTCATAAAGCCCTCGACCCGGATGACAACATAGGCTCCGGCATTTTTGCTGAGCTTGAGGCGCAGGAAAATGCTCAAGAGAGGGCTCTCGAGATCCAGACGCGCATCAAGGCCGGCTTTGTCGAGTGCATGGCCACCCCCTCATCCAGGGCCGCGATTGCGTGGCTTCTGGAACTCACGGGGATTGAGGGCTCGGTTACGAGTCCGAACCCCATGAAGATGATGATGGCCTCCGCGCGGCGAGATGTCGGGCTAGCGCTACGAGAGGCGCTGATTGAGGCCTCACCAGAGCGTTATCGGCAAATGATCAAGGAATACGACGATGGAAGACACTCCGAGCACTGAATCGACGACCACGACCACGGACGCTGGCGCTGCACCTGCGCAGGTTGACGCTGCCGCTCCCGCTGAGGGGGGATTGACGTCTACTCCTAGCGCCGGTCTTGAGGGCTCAGAACCGGACGCTACGGGCGAACAGCCTAAGGCCGTTCCTGATGACAAGCCCGCCAACGAATGGATCGGCGCGCCGGAAGGCAATTACAGCGACGAGGGCGTTGAGCTCCCCGAGGGCTTCACGAGTGATCCGACGGTTATGTCCGGACTCGCGGAGGTCTGCGGCGAGATGGGCCTTTCGCAGAAGTCCTTTGCGATGATCGTCAGCCGCATGACGCCTGTTCTGGCACAAGCTCAGGAAGCAGAAGTGGCCCGATTCAAGGAGGACAACCTGCAGGCCGCTTTCGGCGACAAGGAACTTGGCGGCGCGAACTGGAAGACGACGATGGCCACGGCCAACACTGCCTACACGAAGTTCACGACGCCGGCGCTTCGAGAGATCCTCGAGCGCTCGGGGCTCAATTGTCACCCGGACATGATCCGGCTCTTCCACACCCTGGGCAAACAACTTTCGGATGACGCCGCTGTGCGAGGCCGGCCGTCTGCAAACCGCAATCCCCTCGCAGGCTTCTATGACAACTCGAACATGAACTAAAGGAGGCGTAATCCATGGCTGTTCTGACTTCGAACTACCCGACTCTTGCGGAACTTGTCGCCCGCCTCGACGGCGAGGGCAAGATTGCACCGATTGCTGAGGTTCTCAACCAGAATCTTCCGATTCTGAAGGATCTCGGCTTCATCGAGTGCAACAAGACCGACGGGTATCTCCACACCATCCGCACGGGTCTGCCGCAGGCTACGTGGCGCAAGCTCTACCAAGGCGTTCAGCCGACCAAGTCCTCGACCGCTCAGGTGACCGACACCTGCGGCAACCTCGAGGTCTATGCCGAGGTTGATAAGGACCTGGCTGACATCAACGGCAACGAAGCTCAGTGGCGTCTTTCTGAAGATGCCGCCTTCATCGAGGGCATGTCCCAGCAGATGGCCGAGACCATCTTCTACGGCGATACAACGAAGAACCCCGAGCGCTTCATGGGCATCGCCGCGCGCTACAACAAGACTTCCGGCGCGGCCTCGTCCCGCAACGTCAAGTCCATGGGCGGCACGGGGGCGAACCTCACCTCGGTCTACTTCATCTCGCACGCAGTCTTTCACGGCCTCTACCCGAAGGCTTCGAAGGTGGGTCTGTCGAAGACTGACAAGGGGCAGGTCACGATCGTCAAGGACGACGGCTCGATGTACGAGGCGTACCGCACGCACTACAAGTGGCAGGTCGGCACGACGCTCGACGACTGGAGAGGCTGCGCCCGCGTCTGCAACATCAACACCGCTTCGATTGATGGCGAAAAGCTCATCCAGGCGATGATCGACGCGAAGAACGCGATTGAGGCGAAGTACATCGCCCGCACGAAGATCTACTGCACGCGCGAGATCATGACGGCCCTCGAAAAGGCCGCGCTCGAGAAGTCCTCGTCCGCGCTTTCCATCGTGCAGGCCGCGAACCAGTTCAAGACGACGTTCTTCGGCATCCCGCTCGAGGTCTGCGACTCGATCAGCACGTCCGAAGCTCAGGTTAAGTAAGGAGGCCACACAATGCGTTTTGACACCCTTTCCACCTTCTGCGAGGCCCAGACGCTTAATGGCGCTTCTGTCGACTCCACCAACACGCTCGATCTTGGCAAGAACGAAATTGCCGAGGCCCAGCAGGCCTACGTTGTGATCACGGTTACGACGAAGGTAACGGCGGCCGCCAATGTCGCTCTCGCCTCGAGCAACGACGGAAGTGCCTTCACCACCGTTGCGGCGGTTGACCTCCCGGCCAACTCCGACGTTGGCACTCAGAAGGTTCTCGTCATCCCGCCCGGTTGCGGCCGCTACCTGAAGCTCGTCGCGACGGGCACGGCTCTCGCGGGCGCGATCTCTGCGGGCGTCACGCTCTGCGCGCAGTCCGTCAAGGGCATCGAGCAGTTCGCGATGAACTGACAAGGCACTCGGGCTTCGGCCTGATGTTCTGCACCACGGCCGCCACGCGCGGCCGTTTTCATAGGAGCCCGTCATGGCTACGGAAGTAGACATCTGCAACATCGCGCTTTCTTATCTGGGAGACCGCGCGAACGTCACATCCATCTCTCCTCCGGAAGGCAGTGCGCAGGCAGACCATTGCGCACGCTTCTACCCAATCGCGCTGCAGGAAATCCTTCAGCGCTTCCCGTGGACCTTTGCGACCGTTCGCGCCACCCTGCCGCAGTTGGTAAAGAAGCCGGACAGCGTTGCGTTTGCCTACGCGCTTCCATCGAACTGCCTGAGAATCCTGAGCGTCTACGGCGCGGCCAATTGGGAGGTAAGTTCCTGGAACATCGAGCGCACTGATCGTGAGCTCATCCTCGTCAGCGAGGAGCCCATTGCTTACGTCGTGTACCTCACGAACCGCGTTCCGGCCTCGCAGTTCTCGCCAGTGTTTGTTGAGGCGCTTGCTCATCTGTTGGCCGCAAAGCTTGCCGGGGCGATCATGCCGGGCTCAACGGGCGCAGACGTTCTGACGAAACAGCTTCAGGCTTATGAGATGTACGCCCAGAAGGCCATGGCGCTTGATGCGCGGCAGGTCAACGAATCAATGCGGATCAGAACGCCTTACACGGGCGACCTCTCGCTAATGGGACGCTACGGAGATTTCAATGCCCACCGTGAATAACGTTCAGCTCGGCTTTGCGGGCGGCGAAATTGCTCCGAGCATGTACGGCCGCAACGACGACATCAAGTATCAGAACGGCCTCGCGAAGTGCGAGAACTTCATTGTTCTGCCTCAGGGGCCGATTCAGAACCGACCCGGATTTGAGTTCGTGGACGAGTGCGGCAACGAGGCGAAGGCAGTGCGCCTGCTGCCCTTCGTCTACAACCTCGATCAAACAATGGTCATTGAGCTCGGCGACAAGTACGCCCGCTTCCACACTCTGGGCGCTACTCTCGTCAACGACGACGGGACGCCGTACCAGATCGCCACGCCGTGGGCGGCTGAAGATCTCTTCGATCTGAACTACACGCAGTCGGGCGACATCATGACGATTGTTCATGAGAACTACGCTCCGAGAGAGATTCGGCGATATGGAGCGCGAGACTGGCGCGTTGTTGAGATCACGTTCAACTCGACGCTGAGCGCTCCGGAATCAGTCAGCGCCGTCAGGGCTTCTGCGGCAGCTGAAGATCCGAACTCGGAAAAGTATCAGTTCAAGTACCGAGTCTCCTGCCTCAACGCGGACAAGAGCGAGGAATCTCCGGCGTCTGGTATCGCGACAGTGACGGCCAACCTCTACGCCTACGGCACGACGGTGAGAGTTTCCTGCTCGCCTGTGCAGGGAGCAAGCTTCTACCGCTTCTACAAGAACGTCGGCGGCCTTTACGGGTACATCGGCGATTCGGAAGAAACTGAGATCATCGACGACCAGATCACGCCGAAGACCGACATTACGGTACGCCGCTACGACACCCCATTCGCCAACGGGAACAATCCGCGCGCTGTAGGCTACTTTGAACAACGCCGCGTCTTTGCCGGGTTGAAGAACGACCCTCAGCGCGTGCTCATGACCTGCACGGGCACAGAGTCTCAGCTCACCTATTCCCTGCCTCTGCGCGACGATGATCGCGTATCGCAGCGCTTAGCCACCGGGCAGTTCAACGGTATTCGGCACATCGTCTCGCTCTCTCAGCTCATTATTCTCACTACCGGGCAGGAGATTCGAGTATCGCCGCTCAATACCGATGCGATCACGCCCACGAGCTTCGGCTCCAGACTTCAGGGCTCAACCGGCGCGTCGAGGGTGACGCCGCTTGCGGTCGGCAACGCGGTTATCTATGCAGGCGCTCGAGGCGGCCACATCTACGAGCTCGGATACCAATATTCGGCAGGCGGCTACATTTCGACCGATCTTTGCCTGCGCTCCCCGCACCTTTTCGAGTTCAAGAACATTGAAGACTCGGCGCTGATGAAGAGCCCTCAGCAGATTATGTGGTTTGTTTCGTCCGACGGTCTGCTTCTGGGGTGTACCTACATCCCCGCCGAAGAGGTTTGCGCATGGCACAGACACTCGACTGACGGTAAGTTCGAGAGCATCACGGCAGTCTCTGAAGGGGATGAAGACTATCTCTATGCCGTCGTCCGAAGGGAGATCAACGGGCAAACCAGGCGCTTTATCGAGCGCATGAGTTCCCAACAGCTCACCGACCTTGAGCACGCGTTCTTCGTTGATTCCGGCGCTACCCTTGAGCAGGAACAGGCCTTCACCGAAGTTTCCGGCCTTACGTGGCTCGAAGGAAAGACCGTGAGCATTCTGGCGGACGGCGCTGTATGTCCTCAGCAGGTGGTCAAGGACGGCAAGGTTTATCTCGACCACGCCGCACACATCGTGCACATTGGCCTGCCTTATGCCTCGGACGCACAGACCCTGCCCATTTTCCTTGAGACGCCTTCGCGAGGAATGGGAATGGTCAAGAACGTGAGCAAAGCGGCGCTGCGCGTCTATCAGTCTTCCGGCGTCATGGCGGGGCCGAGTTTTGACGAGCTTGTTGAGCACAAACAGCGCACCACGGAACAGCCTGGGAGCCCGCCTCAGCTCCTCACGGGAGAGATCACGCTTCAGCTCTACCCGGCATGGACGGACTCCGGGCAGGTGTGCATTCGTCAGGCAGATCCTCTGCCGCTGACCATTCAGAGCCTGAGCTTCACGATCTCGGTTTGATTCGTCCATAGAGCCGCCATTCCTGTCCCTACAGTTTTCCGGATCAAGTAGGGGCAGGAAATGGCTTCATACAACGCACAGCAATATTCGCAGGCAAGCGCCTGGCAGGCATCGGCCTCTTCCATTCAGCAGGGATCCGGATCAGCGGGCATGTTCAACAGCAACATGTCGGCTTTCAATACTGGCTTTACGGTCGGTTGGGGGACCATCGGGACCATTACGGAACCGTGGCTCACTTATCGTGCCGCCAAATACGAGAAAGCCAAACTGAAGATGCAGGCCGGCCTTATGCGCATGCAGCAGAAGGCGCAGTACACGGCCGCCGACGACGTAATGCGCGGAGGCGAAAGACAGGCCGCGGCCATCGGCTATCAGGCCGGGATGGCAAAGAGTTCTAGCCGGGCTTCTATGGCGGCCGCAGGCGTGCAGGTCGGAGCATCTGGCAACTCGGCTGAAGCCTTGGCATCCATCGATGTCGTAAAGGAAATGCAGGTCAACCAGGTCATGGCTAACGCCGTGGCGCAGTCATGGGGTTACCGCAAGGCCGCCGTGCAGACGGGCAATGAGGCTATGGCAGTTGAATCCGCGGCAAGCGACATCTCTCCGCTTCTTGCGGCATTCGTAGAGATGAACAACCAGGCGCTTCAGATGATGAACGCGGGCCCCGGAAGTTCTGGCGGTTCCGGCAGTTCCGGCAAACAAGGCGGAATGACCATGGGCGACATCAAGGATTTTGCGTCGCTCTTCAAGAGCAGCGGCGGATCAGCCGGCATAGGCCGCAGTTCTTCTGCCGGCGTGTCCGGCCTTTCAAGCGTCGGTTCCGGCGCTTCATGGGCGAGCGGCGGCATGAGGGCTTAAGGAGAAACCAATGGCTATTCAGGTACCGGGAAATCCCTTCGCAGGCGACGTTGACATCAGCGATACCAGGGGGCTGAGGACAGTCGATGCTCCTGCGACCAAATACAACAAGTACTCGTTGACGAGCGGACTCGCGCAGAACACTGCCGCGGCCGTCGAAAAGTGGCAGGACGAAATCTCCGCCACGCAGGCAAAGGACGCGATCAATCAAGCGGAGCAGATCAGGCAGGAGCGTGCTAACGATCCGGAACGCGGGTGGCGCGCGGCGACCGGGAAGAACGCCCTCGAGCGCGATTCCGGCATGTCTCTCGTCGATGAGACGGAAGCCGGTTGGGATCAGGATGTCAAAGACATTCGCTCGAAGCTCAACACCAAGGCGGCCAAGCTCTTCGACAAGTACGAGCAGAATGCGCGACTTCAGCAGCGCTACGACATTCAGCGCCACGTTCTGAAACAGCAGGGCGTGTACGAGACGGCAGTGGCCGAGCAGACTTTGAACACTGCCGGCCAGATGATCGTTTCTGATGATCCGAAGACGATTGAACAGGGCTTCATGCTCGCCGAGTCTACGCTCAAAGAGCGCGAGGCAAAGACCGGAGTGCCGATCGACAGGAGCGAAACGCTCGGCCCTATGCACCTTGTCGTGCTCGGCAACATGATCGATGCGGGCAATGTGGCCGGAGCAAAGAAGCGCTTTCAGGCCGTGAAAGGGCAGATGCGCGCTGAGGATCAGATCAAGTACAAGGCCGCGTTAAAGGTTGCCGAGTCCACTCAGCGCATTAAGAGTGCGTCGCAGAAGGCCATCAGCAAGTCGAAGTCGATGGCTGAGGCTTTCAGAATCCTGAGCGACTCGAACCTGGACGACAAGGAAATGTCCAAGGCGCGCTCCCTTGTGCGCCAGAACTTCGAGGACCGTGCGGCCGATGAGAAGCTCGCGCTCGACGACTCCGCATCCCGTGCACTCCAATTCGTGCTTCAGGGCGTTGATCCGCCCGCGAGTCTTCAGGCCGAGATGATGGGCACCGAGGCGGGCGTGCGCCGCCTGAACTCGCTCCTTTCGCTTGCCGAGAAGGTGCGCGACAAGAACCTCCCCAAGACCGACAACCCGGACGTTCTGCGCGCCGCGAAGAACATGCAGGATTCAGACCCGGACGCGTTCTACGCGGCAAACCTCTCTGAGCAGTTCGGCAACACCCTGACGCCCGCGACCATCAAGCAGCTAGAGCGCGAGAAGACGACGATGCAGGATCCTGCCCGCAAGCGCTTTCTTGCCGCAGTCAAAGACCGGGCAACTCTGGAGAAGGTTTCAAAGTCCAACGAGCCGTCGTTGATGCTTGCGGCCGGACGTATGTACGACGACCTCGCGCAGCAGAGGACTTCAGGTGCTCTTTCGAAAGACGACATCAAGGAGCTGACGGATTCTCTCTTCATGAATGCCGACATCCCCTGGGGGCTCGACAAGGACATTTATCAGAAGGTCGCAGAAAACGCGACCGCCGGCAACGACCTGTTCGCCGGATTCAGACCGGACATCTCCGATACGGATCTCCGCTCCTTCGCTCAGAGACGGTTCGGCATTGATGTTGACGACCTCACTCCTGACCGAAGGCAGTTCCTCTCCCGAATGGCCGCAGGCGGTGCGTATCCGCAGGATCTCTGGGCGAAGGGATCCGCGGCGGCCGCACGCATGCTCAGGGCCGCCGGCAGAACCGGCACGCCGACGCAATCCGAGATTGCACAGATCATCAACAACTACATGCTCACGGGCGCTTACGCCAATTACTGGAAATAACGATGGCTGACATTACTGTTCCCGAGACGGGCGACAACGCCCCGGCTGAGGCCTTTGATACCAATGCGCCGCTCTTCAATCCGCAGACGACGGGCCCCATCCCCGACCAGAACGATGCTTTTGGCGGCAAGGTAGAAGCTCCGAAGCCTCTTGCGGACGTGAACTTTTACACGGCTCAAGATGACCTTGCTCAGCGTGCGGCCAAGGCGACGGAAGAAGGCGACATGCAGAAGGCCGCGCGAATCCGCGCAGTGGCCGAACATTTTTCGACAAGCCGCTATCAGGCTGAGCAGGAACTCGACTATCGGGAGCGCGTGATCCAGAGAGAGAACGCCCAAAAGCTTCTTGCTCAGACGCCTGGTACGGCTCAGTGGCTTGCGGCCAATCCGCTCGATGCGCCGATCTTTAAGAACGATCTCGGCGCACTCGGCACGATTGAGAAGATCTTCGAACCCGTCAGCGTGCAGCCGAAGATCGATCCCAAAGTGACTGACGATCGCTTTCGCGAATACCGCCCGCTAACGGGCGACTACGACTCAGATCCCGAGAGCTCTACGGGAGATCCGAACCTCGACGCGAAGATCAACACGATCCGTCTGCCAAGTGATTACGCAAAGGATGAGCTGTCGCGCGGCTACGAGGCCGGCAAGGCTTCTTCTGAGCGCGGCCTGCTCTACTACGGGCTTCTCAACGGGACGGCTGACAATACCTCAGATGATTTCAAGAAGTACGACTCGGAACTTGAGCGCCGAATTAAGGCCGCAAGCGAAGCCGGTACCGACGGGATCTTGTACAACGCAGCTCAGTTCGTCGGGTCCATGGTCGGATCAGCACTAGGCGGCGTGAACGAAGCGACGGGCGCAGGAATTGCCGCACTCGGCGTCGGCCTGATGACGCAGGGGGCAGGCCTGACGGCCACTGGCGTCGGCGCAATTCCCGGCATCACGATGTCTGCTTTAGGCGGCCTCATGACGGGAGCGCTTTGGTACTCGGCCTCTCAAAAGGTCGAGTCAGGTCTCGAGCTTCAGACGCTTCTTTCTCAGGGCGCGGATCCCGATACTGCCCGCTTCATCTCGCAGACCGTTGGCGGCATCAATGGCCTCATCGAGGTGGGGCTGACCGCGGCCGGAGCAAAGGCCGCTGCACCCGTGATGAAGGCCATTACGAATGCGGCCACCGCAAAGACCGTCGCCGCGCTTGCCGAACCCTCTGTCCGGCAAACTGTCCTGAAGGGACTTCAGGCTTACGGTGCAGGCGTTGCCGGTGAAGCGCTGACCGAAGTCATGCAGGAAGCCGTTTCGGCCTATGGCGAAGAAGCTGGCCGCATTCTGGCGAACTCTAAGGCCGATCCGCTCGAATTGAACGCGTTGGCCGACCGTCTGGCCGATACTGCCGTCAATACGCTGAAAGGCGCGGCGCTACTCGGAGCGGGCCCTGCCGGGATGAGTACTCTGACGGCCGCCACCAGAGTGAGCGTTCAGCAAGGGAACGCGCAGGCAACAAAGGCGTGGGCAGAACGTCTCAATGGGGCTATGCCGCAGGTTCAGGCCATGCAGGAAGCGCCTTCTGCCGTCCATCAGTTTGTCGAGGCGCAGGCCGATAAGAGCGGGCTCAATAACATCTACGTTGATGCCGACACCTTCAAACAGGTAGCTACGGCCGCGGGCATGACGGAAGAACAGCTTCAGCAGACGCTCCCGGCCATTGCCGATCAACTGAAGCGCGTCGATGGTCAGAGCCGAGATGTTGTCATTCCGGTGGCTGACTATGCCACGCAGATCGCCGGCACGCCGTTGGGCGAACGTCTCACCGAACACATCCGCCGCAACGCCGACGATCTCTCCTTTGCGGAAACCAAGAGAGCAAACGATCTGACGCGAGAGTTTCTGGTTCGTCTCTCTACGGATCCGAAGGCCGCAGAACGCGAAATAGCGAAGGCCGAGACCAAACAGAACAACGAAGACCGCAAGGCCTTCCAGGAGCGCCGCAAGACCGGATACATTGATGCCGGATGGACTGCTGATCAGGCATCAATGGCCGCGCAGTACGAGGGCCTTGTGTTGGCGAATCTGGCTCAGCGCACGAATCTGCCATTCCGGGATCTGGAAGCCAGAGCGCCACAGATTCAGCTCACCACTGCCGACGGGCAGACGATGACGCTCGGAGATTCGGGCTTCTTTAAGCAAAATCAGGCCGCACCCGGCTATGATGAACAGAACCAGAACGGGAGTACCAACAATGGAATTCAACCTGCCGATCTCGGCGGATCAGAGTCAGCTCGACGCAATTCTGACTCAAATCAGGGCCAACCTGAACCCCTCGGAGCGGGAGGCTTTAGTGCTCTGCGACGCGGACGAAGCAACGCCGTATCGCACGATCAGAAGCCGGCTCAACGGGGTTCAACGGTATATCGAGCAGAACGGTCAGTGGGGCTATCCGACTCACAAGACGGAAGCGGAATCGCTGGGGGCGGAGCATCCGGACTGGACGCCGCAGATGGTGGACGACATTCTGAACAGCGACACGTATCCGTTCGGCTAGAGCCTGTTGCCACCTGGACGCCGGGCACTCTGGTCAAGAGCGCCCTGGACGAGAATCAGGCCAGCAAGGGGCGCGATGCCTCAACGGCCGCGCCGCGGTTCAACGAGTACGAGCCGAACGAGCAGACGGCTCAGCAGTTTATTGACGCATTGAAGGCCGCCAAGGCCACGCTTGGACCCGTTGGCGCGTGCGTCGAAGAAAAGAGCATTGAAGAGCTCACGGGGCAGGACGAGTGGCATAGCCGGTGCCGCCTTTTCCTCTCGGAAGATCGCAAGAGCGGCTTCGTCATCAAGAACGGCGACGACCTCGTTTCTGTCTTCAGCACCAGGGGATTCAACAGCGGCGATGCCATTGTTGAATGCGCCATTGCCGCAGGTGCGCGACGCTTGGACTGCTTCAACACAATTCTCCCCGGTTTCTATGCAAAGCACGGATTCAGGCCTGTCGCTCGCCTGAAGTTCAATCGCGAATACGCGCCTTACGACTGGGACTTCGATTACTTCGCGCGAAAGAAATTCAATGGCGGTGAGCCGGACGTCATCTTCATGGTCTACGACAACGACCGTGATACGCCCTTCGACCCGGTCGAAGAGCTTGAGCACCTCCCCTACACGGACGGCGAGCACTACGGTGAGCCCTACATGTCCGAGGGCGTTGCCAAGTATGCCGAGGCCAACAAGGCCGTTGATGAAGCTGTAAGGGAAGCGAGCGAAGGAGACGGGGAACTTCATCAATGGAAAGGTCAGGATGAAGTCCGCGGCGGTTTTTCTCCTGCTTCGAACACCATCACGCTCAACCAGAACTCAGACCTCTCGACGGTAGCGCACGAACTCGGGCACTGGTATCTCGAAACCATCCTTGACCTCTCGAAGGTCGAAGGCGTAGATCCGACGATTACTGAGGATGCACAGGCTCTGCTCAAGGAGTTCGGCTTTGACTCTGTAGATGCCTGGCAGGCCGCTTCGGTAGAAGCCCGCAGAAAGGCGCATGAACAGTTTGCGCACTGGACTGAACTCTATCTGGCGACAGGCAAAGCGCCCGTCCCCACCCTGAAGCGATTCTTCCAGAGATTCGGCGCGATGATCCGCGCGGTCTACGAGTCGATCCGAGAGGGTACGCAGGGCATGGCCGCTGAGCGCATTCGCGCGAACTACAAAGCTCAGATCGGCGAGGATCTTCCAGACATTCCGCCGGAGGTTCGCCGCGCACTCGATCGCATGCTCGCCTCTCAGCAGGCGCTCTCATTGGCGGAAGACGCCAATTCGCTCAAGCCGCTCTTTGAGCAGAAGCCCAAAGACATGAGCGATGAGCAATGGCGCGAACTGCAGCGCGACCGTGACGACGCATTCAATGAGGGAACCGAGAGAATCACAGCTGCGCAGGCCAAGGATGAAAAATGGCTGACCGGAGCCAGAAGCCGGGCGCTTAAGGAGATTCAGAAGAAAGGTGCAGAAGCCCGCAAGAAGATCCGAGCGGAAGTCGAAACCGACGTGAACTCGATCCCCGGCGTAGTGGCTCTCGACATCATCTCAGCCGGAAGCCGCTCAAAGGTGACGATCAATCTTCGCCTGCGCGAAGAGGACGTGAAGGCGCTCGGCTACAGCGAAAAGAGCATTGCCAAGCTCAAGGCTCGAGGCGTTTTCCAGAAGCGCAACGCTGTCTTGCTCTCCTACGCCAGAGAAATGCTGAAGCCCTTCGCGCGGTTCAACACCGATAAGCAGATGATCGACGCGATGCTGGATGGCCTTGACGCGCGCGACGGCATTGACAAGGAGGTTGATCGCAGAATGCTCGCTGAGCATTCCGATCTCGTCACGCCTGAAGGTCAGGCGAAGCTTCTCACGCAAGCACTGCACAATGAGGCGCGCTCCCGCATGGTAGCAACCGAGCTTCGGTATCTGATGCAAGGTCAGGCTATTCCGTCTCGCGTGCTCGTTGCGGCCGCGAGGAAGGCGGCAGAGGAGAGGCTTTCCCAGATGAAGATTCGCGATCTGTCCGTAAAGCAGATTCTCGGATGGGAAGGCCGGGCCTCCAGAAAGGCTTTCGACGCTCTCAAGGCCGGCGATCGCCTGGGGGCGGCAATAGCAAAGCGCGAACAGCTCGTCTGGCATGAGGCGGTGTCCTTGGCACTCGACATTGACGGTGAGCTTCGGGGCCTTCGTGATCTGCGCTCGAAGATCTTCAAATCAGACAAGGAGCTTGCCAAGTCTCGAGACACCGGCTACATCGCAGTGGCTCGATATGTCCTGACGAATGTGGGCCTTGGCAAGGGGCGCGCTGCCGATCTCGATCCGGCCAAGGCGCAGGAGTTCGTGAAGAAGTTAGCGAGTTACGATCCGGAGAAGTACAACACCTTCTCCGACATCCTGATGCGCTTCGCCTATCGTCCGGACGCGAACTTTCAGGACATGACGCTGATCGACGCCAGAGACGCAATGGACGCCGTGCGCATGCTGTGGAAGCAGGCGGGAGATGAGCGAAAAATCGATCTTGGCGACCGCAAGGCCGACCTCGACACGGTGGTTGAAGAGCTTGTTGATGTCGCCTCCGAGCGCGACCATTCTGGAATCCCTGAAGGGACTTTCAGGCGTCAAACCCCGAAGGAGTCGTTGTTCGCCAAGTTTCGCACTGAAGCGCTCAAGCTTCTCCGCGTGGAGAACTGGTGCGTGCGAATGGATGGCGGGGCGAGCGACGGTCCATTTCAGTCTTACATCTACCGACCGATGGCCGAGGCCGCGGCGCGGTACCGTGACGCCAACATCAAGTACCAGAAGAAGCTCGCCGACTTGATCCGGCCTATGGTGGATGGTTGGCAGCGGTTCGGGACGATTGAAGCTCCAGAACTCAAATACACATTCTCCTCAAAGGCCGAGCTGATCGGGATGCTTCTGCACACGGGCAACGCCTCCAACAAAGATAAGCTTCTGCAGGGCGGACGAGGAGCCGACAATGTTTGGGCCGATCCAATCTACGACGAAGAAAACAACATCGTTGGTTGGGACACCTCGCGATTTGATGGATTCATTGCTCGTTGTTATGCCGATGGAATCATCACCAAGGCTGATATGGACTTCGTGCAAGGCGTCTGGGATCTTCTTGAGGAGATCAAGCCTCTCTCACAGAAGGCCTACAACCGCATGTACGGCTATTACTTCGAAGAGGTTCCTGCAGAACCCGTGATTACGCCGTGGGGGATCTATCGCGGCGGTTACGTGCCCGCGAAGGCAGACCGCGCCTTGCTGGCTGAGCAGACACGCTACGAAGATCAGGATTTCATGCTGAATGCTTCAAGCTTCGCGGCGGCCATGCCGGTGAGGAAGCCCGGCTTCACGATGAGCCGCGTGGACGTTCACAATCCCCTCGACTTCGACCTGTCGCGCCTCTGCTCGCACCTTTCTCAATCCCTCAAGTTCGCTTACATGGGACCGACGGCCATTCAGGTATCGAAGATTCTTAACGACAAGCGCTTTGCGTCCGCTGTCGATAAGGTCGATAAGGGCGTGGACATGGCTCTTCTTAGGCCGTGGCTTGACCGCACCTATCAACAGCGTGTGAGCGAGCCTTCTGACTCTTGGATTGGAAGAAAGCTCAACTCCCTGCGCGGCCTGGCTGGCATGAACGTCATGGCCCTCAACCTGAACAACACAATTCAGCAGATCACGGGCTTCTCCGTGGCGGCCGCAGAAGTTCCTGCTCGGGAGCTTGCTCATGCGCAAGCGCTTTATTTCAAGGGATCGAAGAAGCTTGTTCAGGATATGTGCGAAGCATCGCCTTTCATGAAGACGCGCCTTGAAGATCGAGCGATCGAATATCAATCCGAAATTGAGACGATTGCGACGATGGATGTAGAGGGCGTTGGCAAGGCAAAAGGGATCATTGGCAAGACATTGGCCGCCGACCGCAAGCTTGAGCCTGTTCGTCAGTGGGCGGCTCGCAATGCGTACATCCTTCAGCGCATCGTTCAGAACAACATGGACGCCGTAATCTGGACGGCCGCACGCAATCACGGCGAAGCAATCGGCACGAAGGATCCCGTGGCTTATGCCGACTCAGTTGTGCGCCGCACTCAGTCCGACTTCGCACCGGAGAACATTGCCGGCATCGAAGCAAGCGGGCCGCTTATGCGATTCGTCCTTGTTTTCTACAACTACTTCGGCATGCAGTACAACTTGCTCGGCGACAAGTGGGCGGTTGCAAAGCAGACCAAGCAGTACGGGCGTTTTGCACTTGATGCAGCCTTAATCGTTTGGATCCCGTCGGTTGTTTCTGAGCTGATAGCAAGAACACTCACCGGCGAAGGCCTTGACGTGGACGATGACGACGACATTGACGCCTGGGATGCTCTGTCCCTTCTGCTCGGACCTCTCTTCAGAAACCTCATCAGCATGATTCCTGTCGCCGGCGGGATTCTCAATATTGGTGGGGCGACTGCCGCGCAGTATGAGAAGGCGGGCGCACTCAGCTCCGCTGCGCAGTTCGTCTACGGTAGTGACCCCTACGTTGGAAAGATGCTCTCTACGCCGGCGCTTCAGCTGATTGGTTCCTCGGGAGCCTTCGTCCTTGACGCGGCAGCTGCGCTCAACGGCGAAGAGGTCAACGCCAGAAGCGCGACACGCAACTTCCTTGACCTCACGACGCTGATCACGGGTGTTCCGACCGGTCCGCTCAAGAAGCCGCTCGGTTATGCCGCGGGCTTGGCCTCTGGTCAGATTGATGCGGACAGTGCGGCCGACATTGCGGCGGGCCTGTACACCGGGAAGGCTCCTGACCAATAACCGTCCATAAACCTGAAGCCATCGGCGCGACACTCTTGCAAAACGCAAGGGGACGCCCGATGGCAATTTCTACAGAGCTAAGGCGCGCGGGTCCATACACGGGAGACGGCGCGCAGACCGAATTTTCTTTCGGCTTCAAGGTATTTGAAGCCTCACAGGTATCTGTTGTCACTTCGAGCGAAGACGGCCTGACGGACGTTGTTGTTGATCCTTCGTCTTATTCCGTCACCCTGAATGACAATCAGGACACTTCACCGGGCGGAACTATCCGACTGACAACCGCACTCGCCGCAGAAAAGAACCTCTCCATTCTTTCTGCAGTTCATTACGTGCAGCCGATGGTTCTGACAAACCGCGGCGGCTTCTATCCGGAGGTTCTGAACGACTCGGCAGACCGTGCGGTTATTCTTGCTCAGCAGAATCGCGAGATCCTGGGGCGCGCTCTAACCGTTCCGGCCACATCGACCGAGACGCCCGCCGAGATGACCGGCAGACTTCTTGAAGCCGCAGATACCGCTACCGTCGTCGCGAAGGGTTACGCGGATGCCGCCCAGCGGTCCGCCGAAGAGGCGAAGAAATCCGAGGGGCAGACGAAGGCCTACGCCGAAGCTGCCACCATCCTCGTCCCGGTCAAGGACGAG